AGATCAGCATCATCTAACCTTCTAGCTCGTGATAAATACTTTTCTTGATCCGCTTGGTTCAATAAGGCGAAGCGCTCAATGACATGATCAATTGTAATGTTGTCGCGCAAGGCGTCTAAGGTTTCGACCGCAATAACATCGCTAAATTGAACGCCCGGTCTACTAAGCCACTCTTGCTCTAACTCTGTCGCTTTACTGTGATCAAAAATTTTTAAAGCCGTAAGCGCCTCAGTTGCTTTTACATCGTCTCCAGCCGCTATAGCTTCCGCTGCTTGAGCAGTGTACAAATCTATCATTTTGTCCGCGTTTCGAGCCTTAAAGTTTTCTTCACTTTCTATGAAGTTAAGCTGCGCTGTTCGCTCCGTGCGCAAGCTAGATGCTATTTCACTATCTGACAGACCCGATTGCCGCAAAACCGATAGGGCCAAGTTCTCTTTTTCCCCCAGCACAAGCGACACATCATCGCCGGTAGAAAGTTTAGATTGGCTGGTAGAAAGTGCAGAAATTATTATGCCTGCGTTGTCCTTAGAGAGAACGCCATTTGTTAAAACTTTACTGGCTGCTTCTACTGCTTTAGCCGTAATAAGAGTTTCTAATGCTTTTATTTCAGACGCTGTATAATCGCGGCTGTTTGCTTCAGTTAACTTGCCTAGAACAAAACTGTCTAAATCAACATTGCCCGGAGTAACCACGCCAGTTTCTGGATCTGTTTGATCTTCTGTGGTTACAAGTAAAATTTCGTCTAAATCAGTAAGCGTATTGACAAGGTTAGTCATCCAAGCCGCTTTTCCGTCAGCCCGGGCCTGCGCAATATAGTTAGAGTGGTAGCTGCTATATTTGCTGTTTGCCACAATTGCCAGCTTTGCCTTCAGCGCCCGCGACATTGATGGCACAGTCTCATCAAACGTACCGCCATAGCCTTGAATAATTGCGTCTAGCTTGTCTTGCAGATCCGCAGGGTTGCCGCGACTAAGCTCTGCCTGCAAAACCGCAGCATTTATTTCTTGCCGCGCTGTAAGCTCAATCGTGTCTGTAACTGTTGTTGCCGCAGCCTGCCGTGCAACGCGGCCAAACAAAGTGTTATTATCCCCCGGTAGGGTAAGCTCTTCACCGCTTTCTCTCGCCGCATTAATTTGCTCGGCTGTCGGAGCGTTTGCCGCACCATATTCAACAGCGTCAACCCGAGCTTTATCGGCCATTTGTTGCTGTGCAAAACCAACCATGCGGTCAATAGTTTGAGCAACCCTTTGACTTCCCCGCTGCGTGGCTTGCGCATTATAGGACGTAAGCTGCGAGGCGACTAGGTTAACGCGCCCGCCGCGATATGTAACCGACTCTGCCATTATGCTTGCTGGGTTGGCCCGGAGCCACCACCAATGCTGAGTGTTTTACCGATACTTGTTGCCGTATTACCAACCGCCGAAAGCATACCAGTGGTATAAGCTGTTTCCCCAGCTTTGAGGGCATCGGACGCCGCCGCGTTGCCACCCAAGATCGCCATTTCAGCATTGCGGTCTAACGTGCGTACCTCACCCAGCCCATAGGCCGCTGATGTAAGATTTATCATGCGCTTGGTTTCGCCTGCCTTCATGGCTAACACGCCGCCTGCGGCTGCATTAGCTACCGTCGAAGCCATTGCCCGGTTAAGCGCCCGCAAACGCTCAACACCCTCACGTTTGTAATTTATAGAATCTTGGCGGGCTTTTATTTTTTCGTTGCGAGCCTTGATTTCATACTGTTCTTGTTCAGCTCTTGCCGCATTCATTTGAGCCATTCCGCTCATTACTGCACCGACTATTTGTATTGCCTGACCCATACTATTGCCCCGCGCTTAATTTATAATCCAAGGATAAGACGGTGAAAAACAGCGGCTGACTTTGACCGATAGTGATCTGCGCATCACGATCAAATCCTAAAAACCCCTGCGTTTTTTTCACGCCCGTAAATGCTGTTGCGCCACCCGATCCCGAAAGGGGCAGCGGATCTAGTTCTATATTTTTGCCATTGATGGTGATGTTTTGAGCTTTGAATAGAATAGGCGTTACTTCCAAAACCCGCCGCTTTGTGGACTGCATCGATCCGCTGGGAAGCCTGCTTTCAATAGGCTGCGTTTTCACCTCAACCGTATAGTCTAAACCAACCTCAACGTAAGATGCGGGAACAGCGGCTAAAGAAACATTGCCAGAGGCGACCGTATCATCGGAATCAATTATATCGTCGCGCACTACCTTTACCGTTTTGCCTTCTAGATGCGATAAGCTCCCCGCCGTTGTGTTGGTGGGTAAAGACTGATCAGGAGATGTTGCGCCTGCAAAGTATTGAATTGCACTGTCAGTGGTTCGATCTTCATCAAAGACTTCTAAATAGTATTTGGTAGCCCCACCAATAGTGCGCTTTACTACGCAATAAATCGTGTCCAGATCCACGCCAACATCGATGAAGTCTCCATCTGTTGACCAGTTTGCCGGGGCGACAATGTTTTGCGCTCGGTTCACCGTGTACGCGGTCATGGTGCCTGCAAAGCCCACAGAGGACGCACGATAACCCGTTGTCGCTGTTCCATTCACTATGAGCAGCAAATCGCCCTCTGTAGTGTCAGTGGCGTTTCTCAGCGCCATGCGCTTGGGATCGACCAACATGTGGCTGTTGAGTAGCGATATATTATTCGCCACATAGGACAGCTCAACATCGCTAAACAACATTTCGCGTACTGCTTTGCCTTGGCGTTGAATAAAGATCGTGCCGCCTTCAGCCGCTTGTGGACGTATGCCAAACTTTGATCCGCGCCGTGTAGCCGACTTGATTGTAATGTTTGCCGGGGTAATTGGATCTAAGTCAGCCTGTGGAACAAAGAACTCAGCCCCGGTGGTAAAGATCTGCAAGTCGCGCCCCGAGCGCAAAGCAGTAATAGCGTTTACCGCATCCGTAGACAGCGTTACTTTTATCGCGTCATCATCTAAGCCTTCAGCTATTTTAAAATTAAAAAAGTCGGCAACCTTAGACGCAAATAAAGTAGCAGGCTCAGACGCCGCTCCCCCAAAGTATAAGCGCCCCTCATGGAATGAGCATGTACGCGGCCACCCCCGGGTATTAGACCAACTATTCTCATATCCCGTTTCAAGCTCCCAATCTCCAGCGGCAATCGCATCAGTGCTAAAAAATGGAATCTCAGTAACAACTTCAAGCTCAGTACCACTATTGTGCTTAATTATGCGCGCGCGGCCAAAACCATTTAAGACATTGATGTATTGATCAACATGCGCCGAGGTGAATACAGAACTGCCTGCGGTAACTTTTGTTGTTCCCTCAATTGCAGTAGCCGTAAGCGTTGCTGATGGGCTGCTTGTGGCAAGTGTAAACGCAGTCTTGGGCGTAGTTAGGCTGAGAGCAGAAGCCGTCCATGTTGTGTTGTTTGCGCCGCGCAAAACCTTAAACGGCGCAAAGTTTTCATTCGTTATGATCAGCGTGTCGGCAGACTGAGTGAAATAAGTCTTATCCATATCAATCGTGGAAACATCATAGAGTGTGCCTACCGCGTAATCTAAGTAACTATTCCCCGATCCGTTAATATTGGTCAGAAGGGTTTGATTGGCATAAAAACGAAAACGAATAGTTGATGACGCCGTTTGAACACTGGCAACGATCATAAAGTTTTGCGTTGTTGAAAACTCGAAAGGGATCAACAAGACGCCGTTCGCAGGATTGTCACCCGTAAGATCTGTTAAAAAGCGCAAACCCGGACGCCGAGAAAAACCCCCCTGCGGCTCAAACTGCACGTTTTGTGCCAGCGCGACAGCCGCATAGTATTGCTGCAAGTCAGTGCGCCCGCGCAATAAGGGATCCATTTCCCCGCCAGTAAAGCTGGCTTGATATTGATGGTAGCGGCTCAACCGCGCACCTCAACCAGCATATAGTCGGCTATTACTTGTGGGGTCTGACCCGCACTATCGATGTTGACAGCCTGCCTAAAATAGCCGCCGCGCCCGCCCTCAGACGGCGTACCTACTGCCTCACTTTTCCACATTTGCATCTTTGTGGTCTGATCAGTGATAATTTCTGCCAGATGCCACGCCATTTGATAAGCGAGAAGTTGTACAAAGTAGCTCGGCATCTGGCCCTCACTTACCGATTGCTGGTAATCAATGTGAATTTCAGTTGCCTCTGTCATCAAAACGCTTGCGCCTAATGCAGATCTACCGATTTCCCATCTCTTATAGGCTCCCGCACCCGGCTGGGAGGAGAGAAAAACCGAGCGGGGTACGCCTGTCAGCATGTCGGAAGGAAGAACGTATTGATATGTGTATTCAGTTGCCGGTGTCGCAGTATCCCGAGTCAATTGAATCTTTGCGATAGAAAAGCTCCAAGGGTACATAGCCAGCGTAGTGGCTTTAACTTCTGGATAAAGACTTGAGCAAGCCGCCGCTGCTAAAGATCCATCAGTAAAACTGGTAATGCTTTCTGCACCGAGCAATAACAGGGCTTTGTTACAGATTGAAACATTTGTATCACCCGCTGCCATAAAATGCTCCTAAAGTTGGGGCAGGGGGCTGTTAGCCCCCCGCGTGTTTTTAATCGCTATCGGTCATTGCGACAGTCGTTCCGTCCGTTACATCGACCACGCCAGAAGCGTTTGACTTGACCATGACGATGGACAAGGTGGGCGTGTTGCTGTCATAGACAAAAACAACGTCACCTACCGCCAATAGCTGAGATGCATCGTTGAAGTATCCCGCTGTGTTTACAGTGGCGATTGCATCCGCTGACGTGTAGCTCCACGCTGCTGAGTTGCTACCTTTTTTAGACTGACCACCGATAGGGTTTAGACCAGTTGCTGCATAAGCCATTAATCTGCCTCCTAGCTTTCGTCACAAACAACATCGACGATCCCATCGACATCAATTGCCGCACTGCCCATTGAGAGCATTGCCGTAACCAAGAACGATGTTTTTTCGGGGATGTAGTTAATTTCAGTTTTAGGCGCGATACCAACCGCACAACCAAGCGCTGATCTATGGAATGCAAAGCATGTCCGATCACTACTTGACAGTGGCAAGCCACCTTCATCGCGGTCACCAATTACATGGAAGGTAAAGCCCATCATGGTATTGATATCACCGCTCACAAGCGCTCTTAGCGTCTGGAAGTCACCAGAAACTGCCCGCTCATCGCCCAGCAAACCAGCCAAGTTATTGGCATGAATCACAAAGTGACGATCACTTGTCGGCACACTCTTTGCGTCCAAAGCTTTTTTGGCTGCAATGATTTTACCTACATTCAAGTTTGAAGCAGCCGCACTACCAGATGTAACAACAGTTTTGGCAACGGTTGTACCGGCAGATGCAGTGTTTAGAGCGTCGATCAGGATTTGATCCTCACGGCGTCCAATCGCGTTCCCAACGACTTGTGCCAGCTCTTGGCGCTCATCGAAGTTAACTTTTTGCTGGTTAAAGATATCTGAATATTCAGCCGCCGTATAATCTGTAAGAGTTACAGATACTGAGCTGAATGCCGCATTGATTGGCACAACATCAGTTTGCGGAACGCGAACAGACGCTTGGCCTTTTCCCACCTTGGGGAATTTTACGGTGTCGCCCACAACACCTGTGCGCATACGTGCAGCTCCACGCAACTGTGCGGAGGCTTGATAAGCCTGATGCACCTCTGCGTCGAATAGCTGAACGAAAGCTGGGCTTAGGTTCGTACTCATTTACGTTTTCCTATAAACTAGGTTAAACGCCGATTAGGTTGTCAGGAAAGATCCCGGCCTCTGGCTGCATGGCACGTCCATGCCCGGTGGATTTCTCCACGCCAGAGCGGCCCGGTAGGGTTATCGCTCATCGCAAATGTAGAATATATCCAAGTTCAATGCAATACATTTAGTATTTGTACGGCGTGATTACCTTGATTACTTTGATTACTAGTCATCAGTGTCATCAGGGTAATCAATGGGTGTGACAGCAAAACAGTCTAGCCATACCTACGCTCAAACTCTTGCTCTACTTGCCGGGTAAACTGCGGATCACTTCCGTAGCGCGGATCTGCCATTTTGCTCGCCATACTGGTTTTAAAGTCAGTCTCGCTAACACCGCTGTCGCCAACATCCGCAATTGGGATCTTAGACATATCACCAGACATTTCGCGCACCTTTTGCATCAATCGCTGACCGACCGCTGATCCACCCCAGATATTAAGTTCTTCGCGCTCGGTATCGCTTATAACACCTTTGCGAACCAAGCCGTCAGCCCAATCAACATTTGATTTGATTATTGCATCCGCATTGTTTCCCAGAGCCTTGCGCTCTTGCTCCACATTTAAGGCTGTTTCATTAGCCTCTTCACCGGCCATCCCGGTGATTGCAGTTGCCAATTCATCAAACGCAACTTGATTAATGCCATATTTTTTTGCCCACCCTCTATAGGCGTCAACCACAGGATCATCATCACCGTAGCCAGCATCAGATAGGGAAGACATATCGTATTCATCAGGCGCTTTGTGCTTGCCCTGCGAAAACTGCTTTTGCAGCTCTTGATATGACTTAGTTAGATTTTCAAGATCCGGGCCTTCTTTTTCATCCCAAAACTTTTCGGGAAACCAATCAGGCCGATCATACACGTCATCATCTGGCTCCTCAGAATCAGCCCGGTGATCTATTGTTTGATCTTCAGTTGTTTCCTCTGCGGCGTTTGATTCAACGCCATCCATTAAACCTTGCTCTTGGCTTTCTTCATTCTCGCTCATCTGCTCGCTTTATCCTCGCTAAGATTTCTTTGATCAGTCTTCGCTGCGCTGATCTTGCATAGCCAAACGCGTCAGGCTCACCCGGCACCCATGCGTCTGGTTCATCATATCTTTCGACAAGATGTTTAAGCACCTTTTTGCCTTCCTCAGTAGCAAAGCAGCGCTTGTAAAGAATATCCAGATCCATCTGTAGATCGCGGGATATAGGTGTAACGGTAGCGTCTAAACCTTCCCAGCCGGGAGCGTTTATTCCGTTCATTGCATTGGCCCTTCTGCGGGTTCACCCTCTGGCACCAAGCCTTGCTGTTGCGCAGCCATTTGTGCCATCTGCATCATCTGTTCTTGCATCTGTTGCCGCTCCATTTGTGAAGTGCGCAGGCTTGCGGGAACGCCGAGCTGGTCAGCAATATAGTCGCCGACCTTGTCCATTTTGAGCAGTGTCTGACCTACCGGGCCAAGGCTTTGTGAAATCTGAATGAACTGCATAACCTCGTTAAGCTTGTCCATATTCGACGCCATAGCCAAAGGCGAAACGGGGCGCACAGTAACTTGCAGGCCATCGATCTTGAGCGGCAAATCGATCATGCCCATTTCATCCATTAGCTCCATAGATCGACGCACAATGGGGAACATAGTTTCAGAGATGAGCCTCCCGAAAGCTGCGCCCAAGTTCTGCGATAGCTCTTTCATTCTCTCTACGATCTCAGTCGCACTTCTGGCCGACATATTGTCGGGAGGCAAGCTTTCGTCCAGCAACGTCTTCTTGATATTTATTCTTAGATCATTGCTTACGATTTGTGTAAGATTTGCATCACCAGAACGCGGCAAGGGCGACAAGCTGGGGCCGCGTGGCCCACCATTGCTCGACACGCCGATCACAGCTCCCGGCACAATTGATATTGTTTGCGGGTTTAAAACCCCATCATCTACCGCAGTGAATACACCGCCAATACTGATAGACGCATTTTTAAGAGTTAATTCAACAACTTTATTAAGCGTCTTAATGTCAGGAAGAGCATATAATACTGGGCCGCGCCCATAACGCTCATTACTGGCCTTCATGTAGCGCGACACAACCCAAGGAAAAGATTTCAAATCGCGGTGTACAAACTTATGATCGCTCTCATAATGCACCAAGCAATACGAAATTTGTCCACGTTCTGTATAGGTTGCCTCTAGAAGCTCAACCATTTCAAAGGGGTCTTCTTCGTAGCGCGCGCGCATTTCATCAGGAATATCAGCGTCAGGCCACTCTTGTTCTATGTTGCGAAACTGCCGCTTCAGCTTGCGGTACACGGTGTCCACAGTGCCGTTTGGCCCTTCCTCAAAACTGATTTGATAAGACGGCACCGCCGTATACTGAATAGGGGTTACCTCATTACCCGGCTGGATCAGCATCACCGCTGTGCCTACTGCCAGATCTAGCAAAAACTCACCCATCGCCAGATCAAAGCCAGACTGCGCCATAACGCCAAACATCTTGTCAGCATAAAAATCTAAGGCTTGTTGCGCCGGGATCTTTTGCTCCTCGGGTATCTCATTCCCGGGAGCCAGCTTGCACCAAGGGCGTTGCGGTGGAAACAGGCTAGACTGTATGCGATTGGCAAACCGAGCGGTGCTATGAATTGCCGTGCTATCAAACACCCGCTTCATTTTATTCTGACCGGGTGTATTACCCTCGTAATAGCCGTCATAAAGGTTACGCATAGGCAGCGCGTACTCGTAGGCTTCCTCATAGATAGAACGCCATTGCTGCTTATGAGCTTCCGCTTTTTTATAGCGCTTTTTAATCTGTTCTGTGCTTAAACCAGCCATTACGTTTTCTTATGCCTATTTGCAAAGTTACGCGCAGCCTCTTCGCTGCCAAAGCCCCACGCTTTTAACGCCAAAGCTTTTCGAGTAGGCCGACCCTTTTCATCTTTCATCGGCCCCTTCATGCCTCCAAATCTAGCAGCGAATGAAACCCGCCTCGGGTTTGTTCCAGATGTAAGCTGACGCCCCATCCCCAGAGCTTTGCGCCCTTTTTCGTTCAGACCGCCGCTGCTACTTTGAAACGCTTTTTTTACCATACTTAGTCGCCATCTTCTTGCGCAGGCTCTTCATTGGCTTCTTCTTGCTGGGCTTTGCGCCTTTGGCTGCGTACATCATCAGACTCCGTATGTTTTGGGTTGCGCCGGTAAACCTTCATCAGCCAGACCGTGGATTACGACCAAGCGTTGTTTGCAACGCAGTGGTTCCCATAGCGGCAACATCTCTGTCTCGACCTCCAGCGCCAACCCCACTTGCCATAAGCTGGCCGCGTCCTGACTTGCCGCCCTTGCCACGCGCCTTTACTCGAGCGGCAATTTTTTTGCCTTCAGCCGCCTTTTCTTTTTCAACCTGTTGCTCTTGCTCCTCCAAGCTTTCATCTACCTTGGGAGGCGCAGGGGCAGGGGATGAACTTTTTCTAAAAAAACCACCCATTAGAGAATCCTTGCAAACATTTCATAATCGCCGTGATCAGGGCCGTACTGGCGCAGCGTACCCTCATGCGTAAAGTAACACCTCCTTGCCCACTCTACAGCCCGAACATTTTGCGAATGAACCGTAGCTTGTAGCCTCTTTGTTTGCGTTTTCTCGCAGTAAAGATCAAAAAACTTCAATGCAGCCCGGTGAAAGCTAACCGTCTTTCTGTCGATATCCTTGCTGGGAATAAGCCAAGCCTCAGAGCATCCCGGCCAAAACTCATACGCCCCAAACATCGCATAGATTTTACCATCCCCAATGCCAGTATAGGCCGCACCCGCACTGGCATACTGCAAAAAGGTTTGCTCAAAGTCAGGGAAATTAGACCTGATCCGTCGATCAAAATCATTCATGTCAATAAGCTTGTCATGCACCGGGTTCCACGGCACGATTTTATGCCGGGGAAAATCCATGCGCATGATCTTATTCAGCTCACTAACCGAAAACATCAAAGTCCAATACCTTGGCCTGCGTAGGACGCCCGCCCATAGGCCGAGGGCTTTTCGTCATGATCCGATGCTCAGACCCCAGCAAGCAATAACCCGCCGCATCGCCAACGTGTGAATGCTCGTTTTTATTCGGCACGTCACGAAACCGCTCCACGCCAGATCCCATGCTTACCCGCTTAAAGTGATATCCACCCGCCAAAGCCTTGCGCAGCCGCATTACCTTACGATCAATCATAAACCCGGGCTTGCCGTCGATCAGACGCCCCATAGGGATCGCCATAGCCTCGCGCCGCGTTCTAAAATCATTGGTGGCCGTAGGACGCGCCATCATGCCCAAGGTTTTCAAGTGATCAAAGGCCGTGGTTTCAAAAATCTGATCGCGCTGCATACCCGCCGGGTCACCCCAAATCATTGCTTCCATCTTAGGAAACCGCGCATTCAACTCGCTCTTCAACATGTCAGCAAAACGATTAAGCCCCATGTCAAACGTCACCAGCTCATGCAGAATATGCCAGCGGCCATTGCCCATCTTCTGCCCAAAGATCGCCGCCGGGGTCAAACCAAAGTCTAAGCCGATCTGCAACGGCACATTCGGATCTGCCTCCAGATCACTCACCATCATTTCATCGTTATACTCAGGCCAAACAGGACGCCCCTCCTGCACAAACGTGTACTTGCCTTCAGCGTAACACTGAATCCAATCCAAGTTCTTACCGCCAAGAAGCTGATCGTAATAACCCGCAGGCAAGTTGCTCACATTCTCAGCCTTGCCATTCGTTTTCCACCAACGCCCCGCCTGATGCGTCAGCCCCTGCGCCTCGGGCATATCCTTCGGCACCTTGTCCAAAGGCACCTCAATAACACCGCCCGGTTGCCTAAAAAACTCCCACGCGAACCTTCCCTTGGGCCGCTCCTTCTCAGCCACCCGATAATACCAGTGATCGTCATCCATAGGGTTGGTATCCATGATAACGCCGTGCCACGTAGGCCCGCCATCAGCCTTCGTCGGAAAACGACCAACCCTATGCGTCAAGCCATCAATCACCGCCTTGGGAAGCTCCCGGCACTCATTGACCCAAGCACCCGTCAGCTCCAAACTCA